TAGAAAGGTGCCCCGTCCTTCGTTACGATCACACAGAAAGGATAAGCATGCTACCAAAACTTCTTTCTCTCTTTGGAGTTTTACTCCAAGGAGGATTGACTGTTATGGAATCATACGTTCGAGTACGCGAGATCTTTCGGGTCCGTGAGGACCTGAAACAAAGAGACGCAGTAATGCGCCGCCTTAATGAGCTGTATAGCCTACCTCGTGTGTTAACACGTGGTGAGCAGGACCAACTCATAGATCTCGAGAATAGACTACGTTCCTTTAAGGTTCGATAGCCTACCGACCTCGAAAGAGGTCGTACTCGTATTGTTTCTGTGGTTCCTGGTCGTGAGATCAGGGATCGTATCGTTAATGGGAAAGGTAACTCTATGTCGCGAACGCGCTCGAGAACGTTTACACATCCTCTGGACGGTCTGCGAAAGCAGACCATCACAAGAACGTATGAAGATGGATCACCGCCTAATAGCGTTGATAACACCGTCATGCATTTTCTTAGTGTAACTGAGAAATCAGAGTCCATGACTGATGTAATCGCCATGAGACCGCAAGTCCGTGTCGATCCAAAAACCCTAAAATGGCGCCGGATTAGATATCCGAGCTCGAAATATGATATTTCGGGCAGCGCCTCGCGCTTATTTGGTAGGAACAGGCTTTTCCGGCCTGTCCAACCTTGTACGCACGTGAAAACGCAAATTGATGTTAAAGACTTCAATCGCGAATTCTATGTTAGGACTGGATACGATGCGGGCTCGTTCTTCTACGAGACTGCTAGAACCTACGCTAACCCGTACCTGTTTACCAGCGATTGTATAGCTGGAATATCTAATGCAGCTTCCCTCTTTGGGGGAGGTTCTGATATAGAATATTCCGCTGATGCATACCGCCAGATAGACTGGTTCGCTCTGACTGATTCCTTCCAGAATTCTCTGGAATCCTTCACTAAAGCAAAGTTCCTTGCCGGAGAAGCAATGTATGAGTCTGCAATCTTTGTAGATGCATTCAAAATACTTGTTAATCCTACTCGGGCTTTGCCCATACTTATGAAGAATATTCATAAACATGCTTCTCCATCTACGATGAAGAAGTATCGAAGGATGAATCTTGGTCAGTTTGCTAGGTCATGTAAGGGACTAACGGGATCCGCAGTCAATGCTCATCTGAGCTATGACTTTGCGGTTAAACCCGCTATTGATGACGTGAAGGCTACACTCGATGCTCACCATTTTGTGAGTCAAAGAATGAAATACCTGCGCCAGCATAGTGGATCCTATGTCCCGATTAGAGTTCGGTCAAAAGTTGACTCCGGTTTCGATAATACGTTCCCTACGCCCCCTAATCCGGGGCAAAACTCCAAGCTCTATCAGCAGATGGCATATAAATATGCTGTCGGTTGCATAGGTGCCTGGGCACGCGTGAGGGAAGACCTTGATTGGGAAAACTCCTGGTCTGCATATTTGCAATACTTTGGAGTTGACAGGCTTATAGGCCTGGCATGGGAATTAATCCCTTTCTCTTTCGTCATAGATTGGGTTACAGACGCACAAGAATTCATTAATACGAATACTCGACTGCGTACTGGCGGCCCTTTCTGTGGAATCCGTTCTATATGCGCATCGCTTAAGGAAGAGTCTAAAGTAAACTTAATGTTTACTCCAGGCTATATCCAGGGCGTTGGGCCTATTTTGAATCCGGAAGGTCCTACACGACTTGGTTCTCAAATCAAGTCGTCATATTATCGTTACACCAATATCCCCACGACCTCAGGTTTAGTTGACTTTTCTAACCTGGGATCCTTCCAGTATACGAAGCTTGCGGAATTAGTTTTCCAATTCTTCGTAAAATAGTCCGGAAGTAGGGCCGTCCCCTATAACAATCCCGTTTCCAATTAAAGTCGGAAACAGAATTAGGAGTTTCCATGCCCAGTATTATTCTCACCAAAGCCGATGGCACCACCGATGTGACCTACAGCCTTCAGCAGGCCAACGGTGCACAGAATGTGTATCAGAACACTAGCGCCGGGCTCGTCGAGCCCGAAACGCTTCGTGTTCAGCACTTCTTGCGTCCCGCGGGAGCTAAAGGCTCGGATCGTCATCAGATCGTCCTTACTAAGGCGATCGTGGAGGATACGACGAATCAGTATTTGCAACTGAGTGCGTCCCTCCAGTTTTCGGTCCCTCGTAGTACGGAAGTAACGCTTGCCATGTTGAAAGACATGGTTGCGCAACTGACGTCCTACATCAATCGTTCGGCGAACATTACGTCCTTTTTCAATGGAGCTACCCCGGAAGGGGACTTCAATGTTACAGGTCCGTTCAATCCTACTATAGCTTAGTGCTATAGTTGGTTTGTTTGTATACGAGTGTATACAAGTGTTCGACGTTCGAAAGATGTCGGATCATCTTGGTGGTTGAGAGTATACTGGCACGGAACTTGGAGGAAACCCCTTAATGGGAGACCTTAAATCGTTCCAAGCGCGATACATCGCACTCCATCAATCGATAATCGATGATGGGATGAGACATAAAGTACCTTTCCATGTGAAAGATCTTCAAACTGTACTTGAAAGGATACAGAATGAAGGCTCTAGCTTTGCTCAGGTGACCCTACCCCTATTGGGAAAGGCCCTGGATCAGGGATTAGTGAGTGGTCGGTGTAAACCGATTCCTAACTTTCGCCTGAAAAGGAACACATGTCTTCCGACCTTATGTTATGCGGTTTTCCGTACAATATTCGATGACGAAGGCATCCTTTTGTCTAATCCTCATATTGCTTCCATATACTTTCTACGCCAGTTTCTTCTCCTGGATTCAAAGCTCATTTATGAGCCTACTCCAGATATGAAGAAGTTGGCAGTTCAGGGTTTTGAAGATCGCCAGTCTGCGCTCCGTAAGGTGCGCATCCTGAAAGATCACCCTGTGCTTATAAGAGCCAAATGGCTCTTAGGTAGAGTTCTAAAAGGTTGCGACCTCAGTAACATTGATCCAGGACATGGTCCTGGTATTGTTGCTGATGGCTGGAACCGATTTGAACGCTGGGATTTTACTTCTTGGCCCGCTAGGGCTGAACGGTACTATCCCTTCGGCGTATATGGAGCTCACACCTTTGCTATGGCTGCGAGAAACGGGGTTGGTATACCTCTCATTAAGAGAATGACTACCAAGTGCTGTCTCGTACCCAAAGATTTCAAAGGTCCAAGGTTAATCTCTGCAGAGGGTACTGTTAATCAGTATCTACAGCAGGGACAAATGAAGTCGTTAATGCGATATATTGATCATCATCCTATCCTTCGCCGCTCAATCCAATTAAGGGATCAAACCCTTAATCAGAGGAAGGCGGCAACGGCGTATGATCAGGATCTAGTTACATTGGATCTCTCCAATGCATCAGATACTGTGTCAGTGTCATTAGTGTGGTACCTTCTTTCGAATGTTCCATTACTAAGACGTCAACTGATGTCAACTCGAAGCGAATTTATGCACTACTCGGCTCCTAAGCCAAGTGATGATAAGTATGTTCGCCTCGTCGCATTTGCTCCTATGGGATCAGCAACGTGCTTTCCCGTTGAGACACTAGTATTTTGGGCCATAACTATGGCCTCGTTGATGCTAGTACGACCGAGATACGAGCGTGTTCCTCGCTTGCGTTCAACTGAACACGAGTTTGGTATGTGCTCATCAACCTTGAGTGAGTTATCGTCGGAGATATGTGTATTTGGGGACGATATTATCGCCCCCAGAGACTGTCTCTCCACCCTCATTTCAACATTAACTTCTGTTGGATGTCAAGTAAACGCGTCTAAGACGTGCTACGAGACACCCTTCAGGGAGTCTTGTGGAAGCGAGTGGTTTAAGAACATCGACGTCACGATAATACGTAACAAAGGATATTCTTATGACGATAGCAAATGTATCGGAGATTACCCAGTCCTGCTTAGCTTACAGAGGAAATTCTTCCTACGTGGCTTATACAGTACTGCTGAGCTTCTGCGGCAATGGGCTAGAGAAATCTACCCAGTTGTCACAGTATCCATCGATCTCTTTCACTCAGGTAACTCGGGAAAATGTTCGACTGCAAGATCTGCTGTCGGGCACGGTCCAGAGAAACTTATTGAGAAAGGTCGCAACTTGGGACGATCTGTTAGATTATCAGTGGATGCGTCATGCTTTCAGGCAGACGCCGAAACCGATTTCTTTGATCGGAACCGAATTGCGATTGATAGTTACGTTGCGGCGGTTGGGTGGTACAATGAATGTGAAAATTCATTGCCCGTCCGATTCCACAAAGACTATCAGAGAATGGAGTTCAGATGTCCTAGAGAGTTTCAAGTCTCTGAGGCATGGTCGACAGACGGTTATCCGCGCCTAATGGCACGTATATCCTCTGACAAGACTGAACGGATTGCCTTCCGTGACCGCAAGGTCAAGATGGCATGGTCATTCTTACCGTTTTATCAACCTCTTTCAAGGGTTCTAAAATAGTTTGAATGTGGGTGGACTGGTTC